CTAGCTTTCTAGGAACAGGTGAGACCTATATTGAAGGAGAGATTCTTAAAAATCTTAAAGAAAATTGTAATAAGGACTATTGGATAAAATACAACAATAGAATGAGGATTTGGGAAGATCCACAGCCGAATCATGAATATGTTTTGGCTGCTGACCCCTCTATTGGTCGAGAAAGAGATTATTCAGCCTTCCATATTATTGACATCTATAATGGTAAGCAAGTTGCAGAATTCTACTCCAACAGAACCCCAATAAATGAGTTCGCCAAGATTATAGCAGATGAGGGTAGGCTTTACAACACCGCTTTTGTATGCCCTGAAAGAAATGGTATTGGTAATAATTTAATATATTTTTTACAGGATGAACTAGAGTATGAAAACCTGATGATGGATGAGTCGCGGCAAATAGGAATGATGATAACTCAGAAAAATAAAGAAAATTTACTTGCTGATCTTGAGCATAATATCAGGGCAGGTAAAGTTTTAATTAACTCTGAAAGGCTGATTGGAGAGTTACTAACCTTCATTATTGACCCCACTACGGGTAAGGTCAAGCCAGATAGCAACTGTCATGATGATTTAATTATGTCATTTGCCACTGGGATCAATGTTTTTAACAACTTAAGAGGAAATGCCTTCATAGAAAAGTCAGAAGATGAAACTTATATCCCACCGGCCATACAGTCCGCTTATACATATAAGGTAAAGACATCTAAAGATGAACTTACAGAAGAGAATATTAAATGGCTGATAGGAAAATAAGAGAAGGCGCGGAAGGATACACGCAATTCGACAATCCTCAGGGTCCTTATAATAAACCTTTTGGACTTATTGGTAGATTTTTCAAGAAGTTTTTCTCCAGAGAGGTAGAGGACTACGAAGATGCCCAATACATTGACCCCATAAATAAAAAATCAGTTGCCCCTCCGAAACCTCTTCAGGGGGATGCTGTTCAGGCTAATCAGACGGTAAAGATACCAACTGAGTTTGGTTACTCCAAGAGTTCTTATCCAATTCTACCTCAGTTAGAGTATGATCGAAAGAAAAGATACAAGGAATATGAGGATATGGATGGATATCCTGAAATATCCTCTGCTTTTGACATTTACAGTGACGACACTACCCAAGAAAATATTGACGGAACTCCGTGGGACATTGTTACCGACGATGCCATGGTAAAAAAAGAAATTGCTGATATGTTTGATCAAGTCAGCATGACTCGATATCTTTGGGATATCTCTAGAAATGTTGTTAAGTATGGTGACATGTTTATTGAAACTATTATCGACTTAAACAACGCTAAATCAGGAATTCAAAGAATTAAGGTCTTGAACCCTAGCTACATCTTCCGAGTAGAAGATGAATTTGGTTACCTTAAAAGGTTTTTGCAAGAAGTTCCTAAAAAGGGAGATTGGGGGAGTTACGGTTCAATAGGACCGACCTTGGATGACTCTAGAATGATTTCCTTAGATCCAGGTCAGATAGTTCACTTTAGATTACACACTTCAGACCCCACTCACTATCCTTATGGTAAATCTGTAGCAGCAGCGGCCAGAGTTACTTATAAGAGTCTTAAGATGATGGAAGACGCCATGCTTATCTATCGTCTGGTGAGAGCCCCCGAAAGGCGTATATTCTATATTGACACAGGCTCTCTTCCTTCTTCTAAGGCTGAAATGCATATTAAGAAGCAGATGGATAAGTTCAAGAAGAACAAGAGCTACAACAATTCGACGGGGAACATAGAAGAGAATTATAACGCTTTAGCTGCTGATGAAGATTTCTACATTGCCGTAAACGGAAGAGGCTCGGGGACCAAGATCGACACTCTTCCTGGTGCCGACAACCTTGGTGAAGTGGATGACGTAAAATATTTCAGAGATAAATTGTTAGCTGCTATGAAAATTCCTAAGGATTATATCGTAGAGAAAGATAATGCACCTGAAAAGAAAGCAAACCTAGCTCAGTTAGATGTTAAGTTTGCTAGAGTCATTGGCAGAATTCAAAAATCTTTAGAGATTGGGTTAGAAACTTTAGCAAAAAGGCACTTAATGCTTCGTGGATTTCCGAACACCCTCATTGAATCTGTCAGAATTAAACTACCTGCCCCATCTGATATGGCTCTTAAAAGACAGCTAGATACAGATGAACAGAAGGCGAGGGTCGTACAAGCTGTAAAGGGGCTAGGAATTTTCCCCATGGAGAAAATCTACAAAGATTACTATCAGCTTTCGGATGAGGAAATCTCTCAGATGAAGAGTGGCCTTGAAAAAGATCAAAATGACCCTGTGTTTGGAGCCATGGCTCAGGCTCCTGGGGCTCCTGGGGCTCCTCCCCCACCACCTGGGCCACCAGAGGAATCCCCCAAGGGACCTGAGCCTCAACCCGAATCTTTAGATATAGAAAGTATGAAGTCTCTTGCTTTAGAGGCAGATTGTGATGTTGAACTGCTTAATCTCCTGGAGGATATATCTAAGAGAAAGCATTTTAATAAATAAGACCGTCAAAGGAAGTCTAAATAATTTTGATAAAGAATTTATACCATGTTAACTAACCTTATAGAAAACAGAGGAAAAGAGTTCAGCAACTTACTTAAGATTGGTGATTACTTGGCTCGCACTCTTAGAGAAAATGTAGAGCTTTTTAACGTTGAAAGTGGAAAAGCTACTTATTTGACTGAAAACGGATCCGTCATAAGTGGTGAATACACCTTTAGCCCAACGATAAAACTGAATAAGATTGTTGTGGAGGATTCTTCTGTTTTAGAAGATCAAAAATCTTTTGAGAGTATAACCTCAAAAAAGATATCTAATCTTTTGTTCAGCCTTATTGAAAGCGATTATAACAAAGCAGATAATTCTTTCAACAATATTCTCTCATTGTATGAGACTAAGCTCTCCTACGATAGGATAAGCAAAAGACTTCAAGAAAAAGTCGAAAGATTTGGGGATCAAGGCAACATTGTTACTTCAAAAGAGTTCAAAAGAGTTAATGAAATTAGAGATCAAATCGTAAATTTCCTTACTGAGAAAAACTTAGTTTCTGAATCCTCTGATATCAGAAACGGTGTTAAACTCTCAACCTTGGTCGCAGCTTCTTTTGATCTTCCCAAGAAAACCATTGAGCAACTTGCAGAGGAGAAACAATTTGAGGTTAAAACAATCGGCAAGAACAGCCTCTACGAATACCTTTGCAGAAAAGAGTTAATTCAGAAAGAATTACTTGAAGCTCGCCAAAGCTTTGACAAGATCTGGATCAGCAATACAGCAATGCAAGACTTGGCTGCGATGATCTTTGAAAGTGATGAGGACAATATTAGACATCAAGTGGCTCAAGTTGTTTCTGATGTCCCTTATTTCGCACTCGCAAGCAAGAAGCAACTTGCCAGCATACTTAGAAATTCATTATCAATGAATGAAGTGTCGATTAAGAATAAGGATTTAAACTCTTTCGTTTCTAAGATATTTGAAATGAAGAAACCAGTCAAGTCTTATGTGATAAGTGTTCTCAACGAGAAATATGGCATTGATGTTCGTAAGTTAGATGAAGTTCCTACTTTCAAAACATTACTTATGACTGAGGCTGAAATACTTAAGACGATTGCTGATCATTCTCCTACGGATTCTATCGTTCAAAAAACTTTAAACGAGTTTGTTGATATCCTTCAGGTTAAGAGCGGAGCAGAGTCCATTGATCTTGCTGATTTTATTAATGAATTATTTAATGAAGCTGGTTACAATCAATCTTTAAATGAATCTCAACTCGCTGATTACATGGACTTTAGCAAGGTTGGCGAGGATCTTGGTAAGATAGGAAAAGTTTTAAAAATGCTGGTCCCTGCTGTTGAGAAAGTGTCGGATGAGGTTGAAGACCAAGAAGATCAATCTGAAGACCAATCTGAAGAAGAATCTTTAGGCTCACCCGATGACATGAATAGCGACTCTGAGGTTCCTATGAAAGCTGATAAGAAGGATCCTGATGACATTGCTAAAGAAGTAAAAGACGAAGATAAAGCTGAGAAGAAGGAGGCCGAGGATGAAGATCCCAAAGACGACTCCGATGATGCTGAAGACAAGTCTGAAGATTCTGAGGAAGAGATGGAGCAGGATGATTTAACAAGTGCTCTTTCTAGCATCGAGGATCTTCTGAAAGATCTTACTGCTGAAAACGATAAGGAAGACAAGAAAAAGGACCCTGAACAATACAAAAGCTAAAGGAGGTAGTTAGTGACAATCAAAAACAGACTTCCTCTAGCATTAAGCTATGACAGCAACGATAACCCCTCCGGTTTAGCGGAATATAGTATCAGTTCAGTTGATCTTGTTGATGTTGCTACCGATCATGCTCCTGAGCACTATCAAGTCTTGGCTTGGTCTGCTGTTGGAGATGGGTCTTTTATATATGCTCCTTCTACAATCACCGCAGGCACCGGAGGTGGTGGAGGTGGATCTTTTACCTGCGGTGATTTAACTGGATGTAGTGTAACCGCTCTCACAGATGTTTGTGGTGACGCGGCTTCTGAAGGTGAAGTTCTAGCTTGGGATGGGTCTCAGTTTTGCCCCTCGACACTTGTAATTATTGACCCCAATAGTACACTACCTGTCACTGCTAACCCTAAACTTACATTTACACAAGCTCCTCAATTTAATGCAGGACTGCAAACCACGGGGTCGGTTACATTTGCAGCCGCGCCTACAGTTGGCGGATCTGAAGATCCTCTAGTGGTAACCAGTGAATTAGATCCTTTTCTAACCACTGCTCTAGCAGAGGATCAATTTCTAACCACTGCTCTAGCAGAGGATCAATTTCTAACCACTGCTCTAGCAGAAGATCAATTTCTAACTACTGCCTTAGCCGAAGAACAGTATTTAACAACTGCTTTAGCTGAAGATCAATTTCTAGCCACTGCTTTAGCGGAGGAACAGTACTTAACAACTGCTTTAGCCGAAGAACAATATTTAACAACTTCTCTCGCCGAGGAACAATTTGTTCTTACTTCAGTAACGTCAACGCTTTTAGAAAAGCCTGGGTCTGGTGGTAATAATGATCTTATCCTTTATGCTAGTAATAATGAAACATCAACGCAAACTCCAGGTAACTTTATATCAACTAATGAGATAGCGAAATATACAGCAGCCAATGTATTCACGCAAACTAATTCTTTTGAGAACGGTTTAAATGTAACTGGTCCTACAAATGTTACTGGATCAGTAACATTCAAAGACAAACCAACGGTTGAGGGAACAGATGTTGTTATTGCTACAGACCTCAATGCATATGCCACTAATACGAAAGTGGATAATCTTGCAGTGACATCTTTGGTTGATGTCGCTCTTCAAGATGCCGGTTCCAGCGAAACTTTTAATGTTGTTTTGAGAGGAAACATCCTGACAACTAGTTCTTTTGGAGGAAATGATTCTGGCTTTACGAATACTGTAACAGTGCCCCCCGGCAAGACGGGAATAGGCGATATAGTAGCAGATACGATTTTATTCTTCTCAGGCACAGATGCGTCCTCAACAGATTCACTATCTTTAAGCATCGACGGCAAGAACTTAATTCAGAACGGCAGTGCTACCAATGTGTCGGCGGAAAATATTATAGCCACAACTCAAGTTTCTTCTCCGTTGATAAAAGGTGATGGCGGGCTTTTTACAACGATAAGTAATGTTGAGACTCTCACGGGTGCTGACCTTGGTTTAACCATAACGACCGAAACAACAGCTAATATCAGTGTTTCAACTCCTAGTCTGTCAGCGACTGACCTATCTATTACAAGGACGGGACAAGGAAATCCAGCCTGTTACATTCATGAAGCAGATTGGCTTACTGCTGGCACTGCTGCTAATGGCTTTGGGCAGTCAAACACAGGTACAGGGGCAGGCACAGGTCAATGTTTTGATAATGATGTGATGCACCCTGATAAGGGAACTATCGGTGTTATAGAGGTTAGATCGGGAACTGACGCTTATGGTAGATGTTTCGTAACTACCTTCAACAATGCTATAGCTGTTAGCTCAGGTGAATTCTCATTCACTAGCAGGATGGCACCAAGTGGTCTTTGGGTGACTGGTGAAAATGAGGGTAGAATGTGTTTCGGATTTAGAAATGGAACTAGTAACGCCGAAGCTACTTACGCCATGGAGTTCCAATACGGTCAAGGTGCTGGTGGTGGAGGAGACACTTGGTCAGCGGTTGTCACCGACAATAGTAACTCTACTGTCACTGACACAGGAGTTGCCGCATCTGGTCAAGAGTTTCAAGTTCTACAGGTAAGCTGCAACGAAAATTGGGACACCGTAGACTTCTATATTGATGGAGTAAATAAAGCTCAGTTTACCTTGGCAGCAGGTCACACAATCCCTGATAATAGATTTAATCGACTAGGGTTAGCTTGGGCTATCAGGAATGCCAATAGTTGGGGCTCCTCAGTTCAAGACGTTGGTAATGAGATATTTATCGATTGGCATCAATATAGATTTAAGCCTAACACTAGCATCGATGACCCCCTGAGAGGAAGAGATCTAATTCAATAGCATATCACCACGTTTAAGCGAATTAAATAAACGTGTGTAGAATAGCTCTCTTAGGCAGTCCAACTCTCTAATTGCGCTAGTGATGTTTCTTAGAGTTGATTCTGTGATGACAGCTTCACTTTTAATTTGTTTAAGAGTGTCTACACAAGAATCAATTGTATTTTGTTGATCTTTGGTGACCTTATTAATTGTGTCTACTTGAGCTTCTTTGGTTATAAAATTAGAATCGGACATTATTTACCTCAAACTTTAATCTTTTGTAATGAAGAATTCTTTGTTTTGAATGACTTTCAAGGTAGGGAACCTTGTCATAAAAATCGTAGAAATACATTTTATCTTTTCCCTTTGCCTTACGAATGCCTCTCCCCAAGCCTTGAAGAGTAGGGACTTCACCAGACAAACCTCTAGCGTTAATCATGTGAGTAATTTCATCAATGCTAATTCCAGTTTGCATGACGTTTGTTCCAATGATTGTAGCAGGCTTATCATCTTTTACAAACTTGTTAATGACATAATATCTACTATCAATGTCATCTTTACCTTCAATAGTGTAACAATTATTAATTCTCTCCTGCAAATTTTCAATATGTTGTAGATTTTTTACAAGTATTAATATTTTAGCACTAGAGTTGGATTGATATATTTTTGCTACAATATCTTTAATCTTATCGTTACGAACATCACAGTTTACCACGTATTGATCGTATATATCAAGATAGGACAAGTTATCTTTTTCGATATCATCCAGTGATACAGGCGTGTTGTCCACGACTTGGATAATTGGTTTAGCGAGTGCCCCATCCTTAATTAGATCTTCTGCTGTACGAGTTGTGTAGACAGGCCCGAAAGCACCCTCTAAGACCATTCTAGCGTTGATGTCTTTAGCATTCTCTCTGGGAGGCGTAGCAGTAAATGCAAGCCTGTAGGAAGCATTTGGGAAGCTTTCAATTGCTGCTATGGTTGTCTCACCTTTACAAAATTGATGAGCTTCGTCCACCATCAGTATCTCAGCTTCTTTGAGATGTGTATCAATAATCTTATCAATACTTTGCACTGTTGACAGCATAACCTGTCCTGGCACGTAACCCTCCCCTGAGTTGTATCCAAGGTTTTTTATACCACATTTTTTAAAGAATTCATATGTTTGATTTAAAATTCCTTTTTCTCTAAATAGAACAACCGCTTTTGGATTATCCCCCCATTGAAGTGATGCTATGCATCCTGCCATTATCAGAGTTTTACCTGATCCTGTAGGACTGTCGATAATTGCTCTTCGCTTACTAAGACACTCATAAATAGCTTTCTCTTGATAATCTCTATATTCAAATTCACCTAAAGTAGGAACGAAAAAAAACTCCTCCTCAGGGTTATTAACAAGGTCTACACTATCTGCCCCGATTGATTTCAGATCGCCTAAAATTCTAGTTAGTAACCCAGTTCTAAATTTACCCTTAGAATTGAAATATCTTTTTTTACCATCCCACCTTCTTTTTTTATAGGCAACAGAATATTCGTGACCCGGCACGTTAAAAGAATATTTCTCTTTCAAAGCAGCTATTATCTTGGGATTGTCTGTATCAAGGGTTGACGTTAAGTTACCGACCACTATTTTCATATACTATAATAGTTTATCTGAAATAGTGTATATTACATGAGTGAAATTAGGCAAATAAAAGGAAAGAACTCAGAATCTTATGAGGAGATTCTAAACAAAATGTTCTCTAACTCAGAGGAACCTCAGTCTCAAATTGTTGAACTACCCTCCAGGAGTAAATTCTATTCTAGTATCCAAGAGGTGGTGGTAACTCCTTTAACCTTTGCGGAAGAAGAGAAAATATTAAACTCTAAGGGCAAAGGACTGGACGTTATTAATCTTATTCTGGATAAGTGTGTCACTGGTATCAACCTATCTGAGCTTCTTCAAATAGATAAACTTTTCTTACTGATGAAAGTTAGAGAAGTATCATATGGCACAGAATATAAATTTGATATAGCCTGTCCTTCCTGTGGTGACAAGATTACTACAAAACTAGACATCGCAAAAGACTTAAATGTTAAATATGTCACTGACGACTTCGAGGACCCCAGGACGGTAAAACTACCTAAATTAGGTGTTAACGCAATTGTTAGATTTCCACGAAATAGAGAGGAATCATTTGTTTCAGATGTTTCGAGTTTTTCAAAAAATCTTTACAGGTTTGTGGTTTCAATTAACGGAATTGAAGATCCTGTATTTGTGGCTAAAGCCATTCAAAGAATGCATATTGTCGATGTAAAAGTCATTGCTAACGAGGTTAATAAGGGGGAATTTGGGTTAGATCCTCGTTTTATGTTCCACTGTCCATCATGTGATCATAAGTCCATGATGGAAGTACCCTTAGATGCAGGTTTTTTTTCAGTGACCTACTAGACTCTTTAACGTTTGAGCAATTAATGCGTCAAGCCTACATATTAGTAAGTAAGAGTGGCTTTTCATACTCAGATGTTAAAAAAATGACTTCAAATGAGAGAATGGCTTTCCTTAATATGTATATCGAGGAGGCAAAAGCGACTAATAGTGAGGTTTCAAACTTATGAGAATTAATGATATCAAAGTAGACACTCGCCATCAAAGGCCCACAGTACAAGGCCCGACAGCGTTAATACTTTATTTTGTAAACGACGGTCAGTATGCTGACCCCCACGCTATCAGTGGGGTTTCAATTTTTGCAGCGTCAGACAATCAGAGCCCAAGTTCTGTAATCACCGCCGATGGTGAGATTGACCCCGCTGTAACTGGTAGCATACTAATGCATTTCTCTGGTCCTGGGGTTGTTGCTGACAATACATTATACAACGAGATTGGCTTTAACGCAGATTTCAACTCTTCAAGTGTTTACAAACTTGATACAGGTAAATTCGCCTGTGTTTTAATGGACCCGATTACTCTACCCGCCAGTGTATTTAACCTTTCGGGTGAAACGGAGATATCAAACAGAGTATCATCCACAGGAGATTATATTGATGTTTGGACAGTGCAAAGGGCTGCTGGATCTGACTTGGACACCGTGGTTAATGAGTTCACGTTAACCGAAGACAGGTTTATCAGCATTACCGAACCTTTGCTGTTCAGTGTGAATACTCGCCTAGAAAACAATCACTTGGTGCTTGGATCTAAAATAGATCTCAAATTCGTTAATGAGTTTACTTTAGAAAACGCTAACGTGGACAGAAGTATCGTCAACCTGTTCAAGGAGTCCCTTGTCATGGATCCTATGATCGAGATCGTGAAGAAGAATACAGACAGAAACTTACCTTCCAGGGTTACAGTTTCGGGATATGTAGACACCTCAGGATTTATGGATGTCACATCCGAAAACACTGCTGTCTTCACATTTGATACAGAGGCTTTAAAAACTCACCCTGAACTTCTAGAAGGAAACTTAGGTTCTCTCACAGGTGCATATGCGGTTAGACTTAAGTTTACTGCATTGAATCAAACCATTGTATCAGATGATCTAGGATTTATTATCAGGTGAGCTTAGAAGGCATTCAAGGCTGTTTAGGGGAATTGTCTTTTCAGCAGCCTGCTTCAAATAATCAGGCCCCTCCCTTATTAATAATTCGTTCCAATCTTTGAAACCATTAGGGGGGGTGACCGTTTGAATATTGTCTCTGCAAACCCAGTTACTAAGTTGTAGGAACTTATCTCTACCTTTTTGACCTGCCTCATCACTATCAAATGCACACACAAGAGATCCTTGATATTGACTCAGTTGAAGCATCTGTTCACGACTTGTGTAGCAGCTTAGAGTGGTCGTAGCGTTCAAGCCTATCTGCTGTAGGCTTAAACAATCAAAGACGCCCTCAGTGACGTATAGAGGCTCGTACGAGCTATAGTCATAGGGGTATAGAACTTGTGAACTTTTGAGATCCTTACAGTTCAAATACTTTGGCATTTCATCTCCCAATGCGCGAGCTTGAAAGTAGAACAATCGTCCCTTTCGGTTGATAAAAGGAATAATCAACCTGCCTTTGTAGGGACCGTGTTTTGCTAGCATAAACTTGGCATCGGGAACCATTCTTTTTTTAGCAAATGGATGACCCTCTACGAACTCAAAGTCTTTTGCGCCCTCAATATTAGACTTAATCTTGTTAGTGTCGAATCTAATTGGCTTGCGAATCTTTCTACCCTCATTAAACTGCTCAAAAGCAAGATTAACTTTTGCCTCTGCGTAAGAGCATTTTTCCATCAGAACATAAAGCCTGATGAAGTTCCCAGTCTCACCAGTCTTGAAACACCTCCACAATCCATTTTCAACATTGATGGACATGTGACGTTTATAATCATTATTAATGAAAATAGATGGAACTACCATCTGCCTTCCATCACTCTCAAGCCTATAATTAGAGGAGAACTTATCTAGACAGTATTTTCTAATATAGGAATCATCCATCATGTTTATAAATAGTATTAGTGCCTCTAAGAGTGACATAATAGACCAGTGCCTGTGGAAATACAGACTGAGATACATCTTGAAGCTGCCGGGATTCGGCTCGAAGAATGAGGATGCTTTGAACTTCGGGTCTTTTATTCACAAAATATTTGAGCTAGGGTATCAGCAAAACGATATAAAGTCTTTACTAAAGATAGCTGAACAAGAACGTCCCACCTACAAAATTCCATTTCGAGAAAACGATAGGATGAAATCCTGTCTAGAGAATTTCGTCATGTGGAACAGGAAATTGGGGGAGACCCTATCAACCGAGCAATTGTTCACTATTCCTCTAGACGAAAAGCACGACATAAATTTCATAGGTATCATTGATCGAGTTATCAAAGGCTCAGATGGAGGATACTTAGTAATTGACTACAAGACATCCAAGCGCGAGAAGAAGAAGAAAACTCTCATGGATGATAATCAGCTTAAGGGATACGCTTATGCTATCCATAAGACTTACGATGTCCCTTACAATAAAATATTCTGCGCTCACTACTATCCTGTCACCGGTAATTTTGTGACTGTTAAGTTCTCAAAGTTTCAAGTTGACAGATGGAAAAAACTGCAAACTGAAAAAGTTTGGAGAATAAGAAAGAAAAAGAAGGATGAGTTCTGGGCGCAGGAGAATGTATTCTGCGACTGGTGTGAGTATAAAGAAGCCTGCCCTAAGTTTCACTCAGAAGAACACGTTTGTAAACGCATTGATGAGCAAAAGGAATTAAAGAAGGCTGAAAAGAAATCTAAGTCCTAGTACAAAAAATACTAGGGAGAGAATGCTTGAGATGAATCCACCATCTCCAACAGGAATACCGTTGTTTGCGTTCTGAAACATGCCTCGATCTACGGCATTCTGAGTATCTTTACTTTCGTTATTCATGTTTTAGTGCCTCAAGAGATCCTGATATTATAGGGCGATAGATTTCAAAGTCAATATCTTCAAGAAAACTTTCTACAACTTCTTTGTTGAAACCAGAATCAATAGTTAGAAATTTGTGAACTATCTTAATTTTTAATGGTTTTCTAGAATCTAAGCACTTAAGTAGCTTTATTTGAAATAAGCTAGGTAATCTTTTACCGTATTTAAATGACCATTTATCGGTAAATTCACTAGAGAAAGTAAAGTTTAGTAAATCAATTATTTCTACTAAATCTTCTTCTAAGGTATTCATAATAATAAATAGTTATAGAGGCAGGCCTCCCAAATTCTTATAAGAATCTTAGAAAAGACCAATAAATTACATGGTGAATTTTCAATCAGCTATTGACAGACTTCAAGCGACCTACCCAGTGGTTAGATTAGTTAGCACCTCATATCTTGGTGTGGAATCCGGTGATATAGTGGTAGTAAATTATCCAAGGACTGATGAAGTGACTGGAGCTAGGACGCCTCTTCAGAGGATTGGTTTCATAATGTCCTCAAGCAGAACAGATGGAGATGGAGGACTAAGAATATCCAGTAGGCTGAATCAAATTTTAAATTTTGTTGATGCTGCTGAGATAAGTGACGATGAATTTGTGGATATAGTAGATAAACTATACAATGAAGAATTAGAGCCAATAGTCTCTCAGTTTAGATATCAGTATGGTGGGGATATCAATGGAGTCACCATAATGGATAAGTTCAAAACATTTAAAATATTAGAGCTTTCGGGCACAAGCATCATTCGCATAGAGGTAGATAATGGCTGAAGAAAGTATATCTGGATTGGCAAGACAAGAGTTGAGGGATGTAGTAACAGCCCTTAAAACAAATGTTAGAGCGATAAACGGACTTGATAGAAGCTTAGCCACAATGACGGCCAAAGTAGCGTCACAAATAAACCCGATAGTCACTCTAACAGATGCTTTCAGAAGACAAGAAAAAATATCGCTACAGGCCTTATCCATTGGCACTACCTACAATCAATTTTTAGCTGCCAACACTGAGTCTATAAAAGGTCTAAAGTCATCAAATGTGGATTTGATGGAGATCATGGTATCTGCGTTTGCTCAAGGTCTAAGAAGGATGTCCAGGGATACCTTGGAGCTTGCAGATGAGATGAATTTGACAGGGCAGAACACTGAATCTCTTATTAAGGCTATGGCTACTATGAGATTCCTAACTGGAAATTCTATAGATGCAACATCAAACTTAGCCAAAACGATAAGAACAACTCAGGAAGCAACGGGAGTTAGCTTTGAAAAATTAGCACAATCAGTAACAAACCTTCAAACAGAACTTTTTAATATTTCACTTTTTGGACCCCAAGCCGTAGAGGGACTAAGCAAAATTGGAACAACTTTAACAGGAAGTCTTGCATCCGTGCCTGGATCTCAGAGAGCTATAGCTATATTACTTAAAACTTTAGAACCTCTCAACATAGCACAACAAAGTCTTCTAGGGATAAAAGGTTTCGCTGAAAAAGCATTAAATAATGATTTGTCTGAAGCTCAAATAAATCAAGAAATACTTAATGCTTCAAAGAACTTGCAATCAATGCTTGGTCAAGACAATCTGACCCGTCAAGTTTTGTCTGAAAAAATAGGATCAGCACAAGTAAACTCTATTTTAAAGCTTGGATCTATGATTCAGAATCAAATGAATCTTACTGATGCAGAAAGAAGAGAACAGTCTAAGCAACTTGAAACAATGAGAGAATTTGAGATAGCTAAGACAAAATTCTTCACAGACCTTGCACCTGAAATTCACTCAACCATCGTTAGGTTTCTTCCGTTAATTGTGGGTGTGCCTGCTGCGTTTGAGGCGACTAAAGCAGGGGCTCAACTTATGGGTAGTGCTAAGGCAGATAGGGCAGCGTCTAAGGGTTTAAGGGGAATTTTAAAAGGAATAGGAGGTCTTGGCCTATTGGCTGGTGGGCCAATTGGTATCATAGCGGGTCTAGGGATGACATTTGGACCTTCGCTTTTGGAT